ACGCCCCAACAAGATCACTTCGGAAATGCAGACGCATTGCAGAAGTGAAGTCCCGGTGGAGCACAACATTTTCAAGAATTGAAAGTTTGTGGCCACGGGACGGTTCTTGCCCTCTACCGCTGCGCTCAAAATCAACTTTCGACAAATGTTTCCGAATTGTTAAGACGCAAAAAATAAGTAGAGGTGGTGCTGCTCATGCAAGGGGGTCACCGTTCACACCGAACGAAGTTCCTGCCCCTGTTTTGCAGCGGCGTTGTCCGGCTCGCTCACAGAAAGTGTGAGGTCGTGGCACAGTATCTCGTTCAGACGGCTTATGTAAGATTCAAGGTTCAGTATGAAGAAAGCTAGGCGCAGTGCGGACACTACGTCCGGCTTCTTTCAAGCACAAGTATAACACTTTGAGGTTGTGCGATCAACAACTGAAAACGAATTTCGGAGAACTGCACAACTACAAAAGGTTCTATTTGTAAAAAAATACCGCCCATGCAGCGCAGCGATGATTTTGTCGGGTGAAACAGCGGCAAAATGAATCGGGTGTGTTGCGGGGCGGTATCGGAACTCCACACAGCGTCTTAAACAAAAGAAAATGCGAGCGACGTCAGTGACGGCACTCGCACAAAAGATTACTCTTTTTAATATCAATGATATTATATGTGAACTAATTCAACTTGTCAACAACTTTTTTCAGAAATTCAAAAGAAGTTGCTATCAATTTGTTTCCTTCTGGACCTTCAAAATAATCTATATGCCTTTGCATTCGACCGTTTACGAATTCAGTGAGTTGCTTTATCCGACGTTTTTTGACGGAAGGGCTAACAATTTTGTTATAAGCATATAGCAAGCAGACAATTTCAAACATCGGACGGCTTGTCAATTTACTGCGGCGTTCACCAGCTGAGATATTGTCGAGTGATGCAATAAAGGCCGAGATCTCAGGTGATGGCCTTGTTGTGCTCGTGCGAGACAGCGCATTGAGCAAACAGTTATTATGCGCGCAAGCATTGCGCAAACTTTTGACCGGATTCAAAACTCTTTGGTGTAACAGTGGTGTAAACTGTGGATTTCGCTCTGCATAAAAACGATACATACGCAAAAATTCGCCAAATCCAATCAGTTCTTCCAGAACCCACATTGGACAATCAACGTCATAAATACGTGTTGATAGATACGCCTGCGGACTCTGTGCCGGGAAAACAGAACATACTGCAAAATACTTTTCAATTAGTTCGCCTGTAAAGGAGGCGTCTGTTTTTCGTTCGATAGCTGCCAAAATCTCCGGGTATTGTGCAAGAAAATCACGGACGATTGCATAGCCGTCTTCACTCGGATTTTCTTCTAATTCACGCAGAAGCGAAACTTTCAAATCATGCTCTACATCAATGCACATTTGCAGAAGAAGCTCCCTTAGGTAAAAATCCAGTGTAGACAGCTCAGTCAAATATGCAAACTCAAGATGGATGTATTTTCCTGCATTTGGGCCAGCAATATGTTTGGGGTAATTTTTTCGATAAGATGCTGTGCGCAGATAATTGTTTCTCTGTGAAAAACATTCTACGGCCTGTTCTTCTGAAATGAGATGAAATTGGATACCTTTTTCATCATGGAGCATCTGAACAAGTTCTTCCGCAGTCTTTTTCGGTTTCATTTTAGAATTTTCGATTATGCTCACATCCTGTTCAATCGTTCTTTTTCAGTTGCCCCATCAATTCCTGAAAACTTTCCAGAGCACTCTGCAAATTTTCAATAATATCCGCGGCAAGTTCGTCCGGCGCAGGGAGATTGTCCAAATCGGCAAGCGACTTGTCCTTCAGCCAGAAAATATCCAGACTGGTTTTATCACGTTCCAGAATTTCATCTACCGTGAATCTGCGCCAGCGGCCTTCTGGATTTTCCTGTGACCATGTTTCTGTGCGTTCGTGGCGGTTTTCTGGATGATAGCATTGAATGAAATTCTGCAAGTCAGCGTCCGTCATGGGATGCTGACGAAGCGTAAAGTGAACATTTGTGCGAAAATCGTAGATCCAGACTTCCTTTGTCTGACGCTCTGGGCTGGCGGGACGCTTATCGAAGAAAATCACATTTGCCTTTACACCCGGCTTGTAAAAAATGCCAGTTGGCAGGCGGAGAATGGTGTGCAAGTCCGTGGTGTCCAATAGCTTTTTACGGATGATCTCGCCTGCACCACCCTCGAATAGAACGTTATCCGGTACAACAACGGCCGCCTTTCCGGTCGGCTTCAGAATCGTATTGATATGCTGGATAAAGTTGAGCTGCTTATTTGAGCTGGTCGTCCAGAAATCCTGCCGGTTGTAGACCAGATCCTCTTCTTCCTGCTCCTCTTCTTCATTGGTGAAGGTGATGGAGGATTTTTTACCGAACGGCGGGTTCGTCAGTACATAGTCTACACGATAACCCGGGTCAGACAGCAGCGCATCCCCACGCATGACAGGGACTTTGCCGTACAGGTCACCGATGTTGTGCAGATACAGATTCATCAGACAGAGTTTGAAGGTTGCAACCACAAGTTCAGTTCCATAGAACGTTTCGTTTTTCAGGAATTCTTTCTCTGTACGGTCGAGTGCATAGTTCTTTGGGTCAGCCAAGAACGCCTGTGCAGCAAGGAAAAAGCCGCCGCTTCCACAGCAGGGGTCAGCAATCGTCTTTTTCGGTTCCGGGCGCAGACAGGCCACCATTGCTTTGATGAGCGGGCGGGGTGTAAAATACTGCCCTGCACCACTTTTTACGTCCTCGGCGTTCTTTTGCAGCAGCCCTTCGTAGATCTCGCCCTTCACATCGGAGGACATGGACACCCAGTTTTCCTTGTCGATCATCTGCACCACGCGGTACAGGATGGAAACATTGCTGATTTTGTTGACGGCCCCTTTGAAGATCTGCCCTAAAATGCCGCCCTCATCGCCCAGCCGTTCCAGTATAGCGCGGTACTGATTTTCCAGCTCTGCGCCCTTAAGCGTGTTCATATCTGACCAAGTGTAGCCTTTAGGGATGCCGGTTTCTCGCTTATACGGCGGGTGGGAGTATTCATCGGACATTTTCAGGAAAATCAGGTAGGTAAGCTGTTCAAGATAATCGCCATAGGATACGCCATCGTCCCGCAGCGGATTGCAAAGTCCCCAGACTTTGGAGACGATATTCGAAGATTGTTCGCTCATTCAGATGCCTCAGTTGTATTAAATTGTTTGGTATTTTGGGCAATTGCCCGGATACTTTCTTTCATTCGTTTTAGTTCAGCAGTTTGATTTTTCATTTCTTTTAGAAGCTTTTCTTCGTCGCTTTCCAAAGAGAAAATCGTTGCATAGTGTTCCGTATCAATATCGAACTCACTTTGATAATTTACGCCATTATCCTTATAATAAACGGTTCCTGTTGCAGGCACTTTGTTTGGAAGGTGAATATAGGTATGATTTGCAAAGAAGAGGTCATAGTGTTGGTCAACGCCGATAACACATTTTTTCCCCTTTTGCTTTTTTAATAACTCCGCAAAGTTTGTGCTTCCCAAACTATCAATAAAAGCGTCACTTAATTGAATTTCAACATTTTGCGCAGTCGATTTTCCGTGATTTATAAAGCGTAATCCGTAGAATGACCGTCGTTCAAATAAAAATTCAACCTCAATAAGTGGCCTGTTTTCCTCTGCATATTGTTTTTGCATTTCTTCCAGCTGTTTCTTGGAAGCATTCGCTGATTGAATGTTTGCTTTACAAATAGCGATGGTAGCAATAACATAAACAACCGTAATAAGAAATGTTAAACCACCGCTATTATCGTTTAGTAATTCAAAAAACTTGGAAAGACCAGTTAAAACATCCATTTTGATGCCTTCCTTCTAACGGCATTTAATGTATGGTTATATGATAACTGTTTATATTTTTGCACCTAAACCTTGGCGCTCTAAAATATAATCCAGCAACTTATAATCTTTTTGATTTTCCCAGTCACAAATAAAAGCATTTGGCTCATGGATAGGCGGTTTATCGAAATACGCAAGAGGAACACCCCATTGCCAAAAGCCATATAAACATAGCACTCCAATAAACTGATTTTGAATCATTGCAAACTGACACCAGTGCGATTTCTCTGGTACGATTTTGTGGAGTGCTGCTGTTTCTTCAACTGCGCTCGGAAGTCGGTAGAATTTCTCCGAATGATTTCCATGCAGAATCCATGCGCGGACTTCATCAAATTCTGGTTTCTCTGCAAATTCTTTTCCATAAAGATATGCAGTTGCATTCAGCAAAATCTTTGCGCACATTCTGGACGTTTCAGGTGTTTCCTGAAGCTGGAATCCCATTTTTACGTGTGTTTGTTCCTCTCTCATATTTTTGGCGTTTAACACGGCATCTGAGCAGGACAAAAAGCCCTTTATTTCTTTTTCGATATGATAGGAATCTTTTTGGGAGGGATGAGACGCAATATAGTACTTTCCTTTGTGATATCCGACCAAAACTTCGCTTGGTGAAATATCTTTTGAAGTGAGCGTTACATATTTCGTATGCTCATCAAAATTATTTAAGGCTGAAATGAATTTAGTGGCAGCATCCGGCATATCCTTGACTGCGAGAGAAATCCGAAAATGTTTTTCACCACGACAAAAATGGCTGATATTATATGGATTACCTAACGCCATATAACTAAGAACGCAGTCTCCCTTTTCGTCCACACCAACACACACATCGCTTTGAGCCGCTTTTTGTGGCGCAAGAGAGCCTCTTTTCCCTGGCCCGAAAAGAGCACGTTCTGTTGAAATCAGGGAACGTCTTGTGAGAATTTCCTCCATAGGAGAAAACAACTCGTTTGCCTGATCGGATACCCATCCTTTGGGAAGCATTGTTTTGCATCCCAGCGACGCAGGAAAAACGTGTTCTCGTTTATTGTATGTTAAGCCCTTTTGGTTTCCGTAATAAATGCAGGACACAAAACTCACTCCTTTTTACATTGTCCCCTCAAATGCCTGTTTCAAAATACTCTGCCGCATTGCATCTGTCTGTGCAAGCGCGGTATCAACTGTTTTTTCAATGCTATCGCAAACTGAAAGCCTGTCCGATATTTGTTTTACCAATTTTTCTTGCTCCTGCAAATCCGGTACACCAATAGGAAGATTTGCATAAGCAGATACATTTAGGTGACCTTGTGCGGCACCTCGTTCATTTTTCTTTACAATAGCTCTACCCATCGGAGAATTGGTGTATTGTGCTAAGAATTCTGGAATAACTTTGGATATATCCGGAACGGCAATGACCACATCTATTGCATTGTATCCATTATACCGCGCAGGAACGACCGATGCCATTCCCAAATTTGCTCCGGAACGTGAGATAAGAACATCATTTGTGTGAACTTCACTTCTACAATTTTGCTGGTGACCTTCTTTTGAAATCATCACCCAGTCAGTATCGTTAATATATCCTCTACGAACATTTGCATTGCGAAAAGCAGGAACACCATTTTCGGAAACATAATATTGAGTTGGTTTTATAACAATGCCAACCTTTATATCTAAGCAAACGTCTTTTATATGAACCGATGTTGTTGAGACAGAATCAAAAATTTCTTTTAGCACAGCCTGCCGATATACCTCTAACTGCTCTTTTGTAGTTTTAAGAGTATCAACAGCCTTATCAAGCTCCGAGAAAAGCTCGTCGATTCTGGAAACAATTCGGGATTGCTCATTGAGAGGAGGAATTGGAATCTCAAGATTTTTTATCAATTTTTGATTGATTGCCTTGAATGTTGTTCCGGTTCCTTTTGCCGATAGTTGTGTCTCAAAATAGCGAAAATAGTAGAGTAGATACTTCAAATCCAAAGAATCATCAGGCCGAATAGCTGCTAAACCACGACCGATACAAACAGTTCCGGGGGACAAATTTGTTGGGCCAACAGGTGCTCTTACAGAAAGCAAAATATCATTATATTGTGCAATTTTAGTTGGGCTAGAACAATACACACGGACTTTAGGATATAACTCTCCAAAATCAGCCTTTCCCTGAAAGAAAGGAATTCCCTCTCCAGTACTATTATAATATTTCGATTCTGGTGACTGCCCGGCTATAATAGTTGCGCAGTCCTGTAGTTTTTTTATTGGATACATTAAATGCGTTCTCCTTACGCTACCAATTCCTCATTCATTTCGTCCAAAATCTCCTGATACTTTTCTCCGAACACCCGATAGAACCCACCTAAGCCGCCTTTGCTGTCAAACGGCGTATACTCCAAGTCCTCCGGCAGAATGCTCAGGGATGTGATGATATGCTCCTTGATCAGCCGCAGCCATTCCATCTGCTCAGCGGTAAAGTGAACCGCACCGGTGTTGCGGCGGAAAGTCCACTGTTTGAAGTTATAGTTTACCCGGTCGGCAAAGGGCGACAGGGTATCCGTATAGCCCATCTGAAAACGGATAATAGAAATCAGGTCGGTCAGCTGGGCAAGTGTGCCTTTCTTTACCTTGCCAGGCTGCTTGATGGCATAACAATCCCACAGGCGCTCAATCGTGATGCCTTTTGCCTTGAGTTTTTGATACAGTTCCGTCAGTTTTTTCAGTACCATCGGACGTTTTTTATACGTTTCATTGTAGATGATGCGCAGGGCAATGATCTCATCTTTATTTTCCTCGATGAAATCCTTGAATGTAGAAATCACCCGGTCTGCCGTTTCCTCCTGATTGGTGTCATAACCGGCAAAGAGTACCTTGTCCAAATTGACGCTGTCGATGATCTGATCATGGCTGCGGCGGACATTTTCAATAAAATCGCGAACTTCCGGCTTCTGGAAAGGTGCAACGGCCTGTTTGATGAGTTCTTTCTGAGCCTGTGCAAGCTGTTCCGGTGCGGGCGTAAGCACGCCGCTTTCTGTTTGCGCTTTGGCCTGAATGACATCTTCATCAAAGGCATTCAGCAGATTCTCCGCGACCTGCTCTGCAGTCTGCCCTACGGTTTCTTTGAACTGCTTGTGTTCGCTGCGTTCCATCCTGCGGCTGAGACGAATCACACGGTTTGCAAGAGAAGTCAAGGTATCCTCATCCCGCGCACCGAGTGCAATGTTCATCATCAGTTCCTTCATGGAAACCGCTGGCTTGCGTTCCAGCGTGCGGGTTTCGGTCTTTTTGGATTTGGTTACACCCACTGCATCCACGATCACAAAATGATCTTTGTTTTCCGTAGCAGAAGGTGTTACCTTTTGTAAATCATCCTTGCTCAGCGTGCGGGTGCCGCGGCCTTTCATCTGCTCGAAGTAATTACTGCTGTGCACATCCCGCATGAAGAGCAGGCACTCGATGGGCTTTACATCCGTACCGGTCGCGATCATATCCACGGTAACGGCTATACGTGGGTTGTAGTCATTCCGGAACGAGCTGAGAACAGCTTCCGGATTCTGTGCGCTGTAAGTGATCTTTCTGCAAAAATCGTTTCCTTCGCCGAATTCTTCCCGGACGATCTGCACAATATCGTCTGCATGACTGTCTGTTTTGGCAAAAATCAGCGTTTTGGGGACTTCTTTCCGGTAGGGGAACAGCGTGGTATGGAGTGCTTCTTTGAAGGTGCGAATCACAGCACGGATCTGGCTTGGATTTACGACATCCTTATCCAACTTGGACTGTGTGTAGAACACATCCTCGTCCATCTGCTCCCAGCGTTTTGCGCGCGTCAGGCGGTTACGCCGCTCGATCAACTGCTTCAGGATGGTTGCACCATTTTTCGTCACATCGGTTTCAATCAGATAAATGTCCTCGCCAACGTTAACGCCGTCCAGAACGGCCTGCTCTCGCGTATATTCGCTGACAAAATTTTCATTGAAGTAGCCGATGGTTCGCTTATCCGGCGTAGCGGTCAGGCCGATGATAAACGCATCAAAATAGGAAAGCACTTGACTCCATACATTGTAAATAGAACGATGGCATTCATCTACAATGATACAGTCAAAGAACTCCGGCGGAATTTTGGCATTGTAGACGACTTCTTTTGGTGCTTTGCTTTCGGCGGTGACATATTCCGCAAAGGGAATCTCTTCCGCCTGTTCGTCCAGTTCTTCCCCTTTTAGAATGGAATACATCCGCTGGATCGTACTGATGCAGACCTGTACATCCCCGGAAATATAAGAGTTTTTTAACCGGCGTACACCATACAATTCCGAAAAGCTGCGAGGATCGTCATTGGGCTTGTAGGCCATGAACTCGCGCTCGGCCTGTTCACCAAGGCTGCGGGTATCTACCAGAAACAGGATGCGATTCATTCTGCCGTATTTCAACAGCCGATAGGCGGCAGTAATGGCTGTAAAGGTCTTGCCTGCGCCGGTTGCCATCTGCACAAGAGCGCGCGGACGATTTTCTGAGAACGAAGTGTCCAGACCATGAATTGCACCGATTTGACATTTGCGGAAGCCCGATTCATCCAGCTGCGGGATACGCTTCAGATTGTTGCGCACAGTATCCGGTTCAGCAAGCCAGCGTTTCAACGTCTCCGGGCGGTGGAACGAGAATACCTTGCGCGAACGATATTTAAGATCTGCGTAATCGGTAAAACGCACCAATTCGCCAGTGGCTTCGTAGGCAAACCGAACCTTGTGCTCCCGCTTTACCCATTTGAACTGGCTATTTGCATAGCGGCTGGACTGCGTTTCCACATCTGTCAGCGCTTGACCTTCTTCGTCTTTCTTTGCCTCTACAACACCAACTGGCACTCCCTCAATGAAAAGTGCATAATCCACCGGACCGGTATTGGTAGGGAACTCGCGCACTGCAACACCGGAAGCAACCGTCAGATTTAGTTGTTTCAGATCCTGAATTGTCCAGCCACTTTGCCGCAATCTGTTATCGATCTGTTCCCGCGCTCTTGCTTCCGGAGTCATAACGATGCACCTGCCTTTGCTATCATAGGGCAAACTGTTGATACCTCTATTTTATAAGATGCAACACAATATTACAAGTGTTTCCTTTTTATAAATTTTAAAGCGATATACTTCATGAGAATTTTTCAAAGTACTTGAAAATACGTAAAATTCATGGTATAAATTATACGAAACAATTGCTGATTAGTATCTGCTGCTCAACAATATCTAAATGGGAGGTGCCTGCCATGACCGCCGTGATCTACGCCCGCTATTCCAGCGACAATCAGCGTGAAGAATCCATCGAAGGCCAGATTCGTGAATGTACGGCTTATGCCGAAAAGAACGGCATCACGGTCATTAAGCACTACATTGATCGTGCATTCTCCGCAAAGACAGACAATCGCCCGGAGTTTCAGCAGATGATCAAGGACAGCGAGAAACGGTTGTTTGACATTGTGCTGGTCTGGAAACTTGACCGCTTTGCCCGGAACCGTTACGATTCTGCACATTATGAGTACCAGTTGGAGCGAAACCATGTCAAGCTGGTGTCCGCTACTGAACCAATTTCAGATGGTCCAGCAGGTATTATGGTCAAAAGTATGCTCACCGGCATGGCTGAATATTATTCCGCAGAACTTTCTGAAAAGGTCGTGCGCGGCATGACCGAGAATGTTCTGAAGGGCAAATATAATGGTGGAACGATTCCCATCGGCTATACAGTGGACGAGGAGAAGTTCTTTCAAATCGACCCTTTGAAAGCTCCCTTTGTGGTAGAAGCCTTTCAGCGGTATAACGATGGTGCGACCATGAAGGAACTGATGAACTGGCTGAACGACAGTGGCGTGACCACCAACCGCAACCAGAAGTTCACCTATAACAGTATTCAAACTTTGTTGACGAATCGCCGCTATATCGGAGAGAACCGTTTTAAGGACATTGTGATGCCAGACAGCATCCCGGTTATCATTGAGAAAGAACTGTTCGACAGTGTGCAGGACAAAATTGTCAAGAACCGCCGCGCTCCGGCTCGTCACAAAGCGGAGGACGATTATTTGCTGACGACCAAGCTGTTCTGTGGAATGTGCGGTGCGATGATGTTCGGGGAGTGCGGAACGAGCCGGAATAAGAACGTCCACCACTATTATAAGTGTGCCAATGCCAAACGCACCAAGACCTGCAAGAAAAAGACCGTCCGTAAAGAGTGGCTGGAGGATTTGGTAGTCAACGAGACCATGAAGATGATTCGTGACGATGACTGTATCCGGTCTATTGTGGATGCGGTGATGATTCTTCAGGAACAGGAGAACACGGTGCTGCCTCTGCTGGAGAAGCAGATGAAAGACATTGAACGGGGCATTGAGAATCTTCTAAATGCGATTCAAGAGGGCATCCTGACCAGCTCGACCAAAGGACGCTTGGAAAAATTGGAAGCTCAGCAGAAGGAACTGGAGATCCGCATCGCGGAAGAAAAGCTGGCAAAGCCGAAGGTCAGTGCAGATTTTGTAAAATTTTGGCTCACCAACTTCCGCAAGCTCGACCCGAACGTGAAAAGCCACAGGGAGACGCTTATCAATACATTCGTGAATGCTGTTTATCTCTATGATGAAAAAGTTTTGATTACGTTCAACTACAAAGACGGCACAAAAACCATCACTTTCGATGAAATTGCCGCCAAGAATGCCCCAGGGGGCAATGGTTCGGATTTGGGTTGCTTCGCTCCACCAAGATAAAACACCTAGAGACGTAAGTTTCTGGGTGTTTTTCTTTTGTTGTAACCCACAGTCAAACCCACTTTCTGCGGAAAACTATGCAAAAATCAACAAAAAAAGGCTGCCACGCATGGCAGCCTTTTCGTTACCCCCTCACCACGGCATTGTAAAGCATCTCCAGGAACTGCACCGCGCTGGGTGCACCGGTCAGCGGGTAGCCAGCCAGTTGCTGAACGCCCTCGGGGTTCAGCGCCCAGGCTTTCTCTGCTGCACGCCGGACGGCACTTTGAATGGCAGACCACTTGCAGCTTCGCTGGTCTGAGATGGGGGTATAGATCTCTTTCTGTACAGCTTCCAGCCGGTCCTCCTGTTCACAGATCAGAGCCACGCAGTCGCAGAGAACACGGTAATTCTTTGAGCTCCGGGTGATTCCCAGTGGCCGGAGGATTTGATCCAGCTGGGCAGGGGAGTCCGAAATTTTCATGTCAGGCATAGTTTGCACATCCTTTCCATCCAACTTTAACCGGAAAATGTCAGAATGTGCCGGATAATGCGGAATGCGTCGGAATATGCCGAAATATGCCAAAAGAAAACAGCCCCGGGGAGCCAGATGGTTCCTCGGGGCTGTTGCTATGTACTCTTACTTGATCTTCCCCTGCATCTGATCCAGCAGCTCATCGGCGCGGATGGCCTCGGGAGTAAAGCTGTTGTTCTCCCACCATGCCCAGATGGCGGCAGCGGTGGTCAGGCCAGCCGTCACCCACTGCTCCACGCTGGCGCTGTCGATGGGCAGCACCGGCTTGCCTGCTGCACTCAGCAGCTGATTGACGAGGGCCAGTGCCAGCACAACAGTGCGGGCGATGGTCGCGGCGGGGATGGCGGGGGTGTTGTTCCCAGTGATGTGTGCGTTCATATTGTCAGTTCCTTTCTTCAGTCGTGGATGGGTAAAGCGCAGGCTCTCTTGTACAATTCCGTACCGGTGCCGTTGCCGCCCATCACATGATAGGTCTTGTAGAGGTAATTCAGGTTGCGCAGGCCGTCGCGGGTGATGTACCCCAGCTCCATAAAACGGTAGCACTCGGTATAGATGCGGTCGTGCAGCAGGGCCAGCACCGCGTCCCACAGGGCCTTGATCTTGGGGATGGCGGCAAGGATCGCGCCGCCGATCAGAGCACAGAGCCACCCGGCCCAATACTCCGTGATAAACTGCCACATCGGTCTCACCCCTCCTCGTCATCTTCCCACGCCTGCTGGATGCGCTGTCCGTTGTGACACACCGCATCCAGAACGGCATCTGCTTGGATATTGGATGCCAGCAGGGCCTTGTCTTGGGTATTCATGTTGTAGTACCCCGTGAACACCTCACCGTCTGCCAGAGGCGCTGCTACGGTGATGCGGTCGATCTTGTGCTCTTCCAGTGTAGCTAGAACCTCTGAGAGCCAGGGTGCGTATGGTGCATCTGAAATCAGATAACTTGCCATCGGTCTCACCCCCTGACCTGCCCCAGCCCGGCCCGCTGGATGATGGCAGCATAGTCCTTGTAGGCCACGCTCAGATCCACGGGGCCGGAGATGCCGGGCACGGTGCCCTCTGCGGTGTACTGCCACATGCCGTGGCGGCGGGCGGGGCGCTTGCCGCGGTAATCGGCCAGCCAGAGGTCATACGGGGCCAGCGGCTGGGCGGCCAGGGCGGTATCGGCAAAGTTCGTGTAAGTATAGACCATGGCGTACAGGTTCCATGTCTCGATTCGGTCGGCGGCCCGTGCCACCAGGGCCGAAAGCTTTGCGGGGGCCAGGGAGCGCAGGCAGGGGGCCTCCACATCGATGGCAAGGGGCAGCTGGAACGTTTTGCCCCGGAGAGCTGTTTTGAGGGCGGCCAGCTCCTCCTCCATCTGCCGCTGCGTGACCGCACAGGTGTAGTAATAGCCGCCCACGGGCAGGCCCAGCCGGGCACACTCGGCGTAGTTGCGGGCGAAATAGGGGTCGAGGTAGGGCTTGCCGCCCTTGCTGCCCAGCACCCGCAGCATCACGCCGGAGACAAGGCCGCTTGCCTTGACCTTGTCCCAGTCAATGCTGCCCTGCCAGCGGGAAACGTCAAGTATGGTTCTGGGCATTGCTCTGCGCCTCCTTTGCAGTATTCAAAGTGCCTCCCACATAAACTCGCCAACTCGTACCGGTGTCATCATTGGGCCAAATCGTGACATGCTTTCCACTGCAGATTGGCCATGCATTGAAATGTCGAATCCCACACATTTCACTGCCGAATGTATGCGCTCCCGGTTTTGCTGTGCAGGGATGATGCGGTAGCTCGTCCATGGTCATGGTATGCACATGGTAATGCTGCGGGTCTTTCTGATACTCAGCTCTCTGTAGGGCAATAGCTTCCTGCACGATCTTGTTAAGCCCTGCCTGGTCATACTCCATTTTGAAAGTTCCGCTCTCGAGCAGCTCGTCCAATGTGCCCTCCAGGGTCGTGTCACCCAGTGTGATGCGCACCTTCAGGTCATCCATTGCTCTGCGCCTCCTTCTCGGTCAGCTGGACGTGGATAGCTTCCAGGTCGTCAGCGGTCAGGGCAGGGTAATCCGCCGCGATTGCCTCAAAGGCTTCGCCGTTGTTCAGCCGGATGCGGAATGCCCGCACCATGATGCGGAGTTTCAGGTTGTTCAGCGTTTTCATAGTTTTAACCTCCAATCAAATCGGCCATCATAAGCACAAGGTCGTCGTTTGCCGCTTCCAGAGCGTCCATGCGGCCCGGCACGGTTTCCAGCTCTGCCTTTTTCTTCGCTTCGGCGGCAGCGGCTTCTTCTGCCTTTTTCTTGGCTTCAGCCTGTGCAGCCAGCTCGTCGGCGGTGTAGCGGATGTACCGCATCACCGGCACTTCCTCATCCCAGGCGGGCTGAGGGTCAACACCGGGCACATCGATGACCTTCACCATGTCCCGGCCAATCTCTTTACCATCCCGGTAGTAGATGGCGAGAGAGCCGTCCGGCAGCTTTGCGGTCTCTCTGTGCCACTGCGGAGCTGTGCCCTCTACGGCATCATGGTGAACTACTTCCACATCTTCCACCAGATAGCCCGCTTCCAGATCCGGCTCAGTGGTCAGCACAATGCCAGTCTCGTCAATAATTTTCATGTGCGCTCCTTTCATGCGGCATCATCCACCCGCACCCAGATGTACAGGGCATAGTAAGGGTTCAGGATGTCCATTGCCTGCCCGCTGCCGGTGCTGCCGATGCTCACGGTATGAGAGTGAGCGCCAGCGTCCCCGATGCTCACGGTATGGCTGTGGCTTCCCGTGCCGTTCGTGCTGAAGCTGTGGGTGTGGGAACCGGCGGATTTGGTTGTTATAGTAGCCTTATGGTAGCTGTCACCGTAAGCCATGGACGAACTAACCAAACCGCTGTTTCCACCTGTGGAGCTACCGTTACTGTTGATAGTTGCATCATGCGTATGCGAACCCGCCCAATCGGTCGTACCGCTGTGGCTATGCCAGCCTGCGCTGTCGGTGGATGCACTGTGGCTGTGGGAACCAGCGCTGCCGGTACTGCCACTATGGCTATGGCTCGGCATTTCGGCAGTAGTCTGGGTGTGGGTGGCGCTGCCGCCGGTGGTGCCCACAGGGTAGGCACTGGAAGCGCCCATGATAAACTCACCTTCGACGCGCTCCCATGTGCCGCCGATAAAGCTTGCCGGGCTGGTAGGGTCGTTGCTGGCCCAGTACCTGACTCTCTTGTAGTCCTCTTCCCGCTGGGCAGCGAGCATCTCCTTGATCAGCGCCCGGGTCGCCGCAGCATCAGCGGGGGCCCCTTGGATGGAGACGGTCGGGTCGGTGTTTGCCGCCTTTTTAGCTTCCTCCGCCCAGTTCTTGGATGCTTCCTCACTGGCTTTTGCATTGGTAGCAGAGGTAGCCGCTGCCGTCTTGCTCTTCTCTGCCTCCCCGGCCTTGGTGACGGCGGTGGAAGCGCTCCCCGCAGCGGCGGTGGCCTGCTGGGTGGCGGTTTCTGCCGCGGTGGTGGCTGTCCTGGTGGAGGTGGCCACATCGTTCAGGGCCGTGGTGCGGGCCCGTGCGATGTCCTGCAAGGCGGCGGTGTGCTCCGTCTCCGTGTCCTGCAGGGCCTGCTTGGCGGCGGTCTCACTGGTCTTGGCGCGCTCCTCGCTGGCGGCGGACTTGGTCTCGCTGCTCTTGGCTGCCTCCGCGCTGTCCTTGGCGGCAGCGGCACTGCTGGTAGCTTTCTCCTCCAGTGCGTTGATACGCTCCCTGGCAGCGGCCAGCAGCTCGTCGGTGGGGATGCCGGTCACGCTGTCCCGCACGATGCCGCAGAGTGCCTCGTCCAGCCGGGTGTCGGTGATCTGGCCCGTGGTGATGCTGGTGGAGCCTGCCGGGCGGGTGATCTCGGCAAGGCAGAGGTCGTAGATCAGCTCGGTGCGGGAGATGGCCGGGGCCGTGGGTGTGCTGGATGCCGTGCCCTGCAGCACCTGCAGGCTGGCGGCTCTGGCACCGGCAGCATAGCGCATGATGATGCGGTCGATGCGGGGGAGAGACGGGTCGGCCAGTGGCATGGTCAGGGTGTCGCTCTCCCGCTTGGTGATGGAGTAGCCGGTGAAGCGGCTGGGGTGCACCCAGCCACGGCCCGCGCCCACGGTGACCGTCAGCCCGCCTGCGGCTGTCACCGGGAAGTCCTCAGCGGAGCTGAACACGCCGCTGGTGCGGCCCGCAAGGTAGGCCGCCACGTCTGCGGCATCGAAGTCGAACTCGTTGGCGGGATATAAAACGATTTTGCTCAAAAGATCATCTCCTTACAGCTTGCGCCAGACCGGCGTACCCAGCCGCACGGTGCGGGTGGTGCTGTCGCTCTGGCTTTGGGTGATGACATCGGCCACCCGGACGGTGGCCTTGTAGCCCAGCTCCGGGATGGTGCAGAAGGCCACGTCGCCGGGGGAAAGGCCCTCGGCATCGATGGTCAGCTCAATGGAGCCGGTGCGCAGCTGTTCCAGCAGTTTGTTGGTGCCCCGGGCCATGAGCCGCTCGAGGTAGGCTTCGCTCTTGTTGGTCTCGCCCTTTTCCTCGTCCGGCTGCACATCCCGTGCATCCACATAGAGCTCCCGCCGGTCGGCCCCGGTGGCATCCGTCAGGCCCACGGTGACGGTGGCCCGGTTCTCGCCCTCGCCAGCGCCCTGCACCACGGCAACGTTGGCATAGTCGCCGTCCCCAAAAGCCCACGCAGCCTGCTGCAAGTTGCCCCACTTGGTGGAAAAACGGTTGTTTGGATCAGCGGTGGGCCGATAGACCTCGAACGTTAGTTTTTTCTGGTCGTTTTTACCACTGAGCCGCACCCGGAAGCCCAGATCACAAGCCGCGCCGATGGTCATCAGGTAGTCCATGATGCTGCCGCCGGAGGTCTGTGCAGTGTAGGTGGTGTCGAAGCCCACAGCAGCACCCAGCTCCAGCTTGGGCCATGGCTGCATTGCGCTGACCAGTCTGCGCATGGCCTGTTCCGCGTTCTCGTTCTTCACGATGCTGGTACCGGCCCGCTTGGTGAAGATCCACGTCCCCGGGAAGCCGGTGACCACTAAGTTGCTGTCCTGATTCTCGTTGCTCCGGTGGCAGATGCGCATGGGCACATCGCTGTCATTGCGGCGCAGCCAGCGGCCCTCCCGGAGAAGAGCGAGGTTCTCCTCGGTGGGCCGCACTTCCAGCGTGAACTCGCCCTCGGTGTTGTAGGGCTCGTCCCAGTAAAGGCTCACCCACACCTCCACCCGGCCCAGCCGGGCGAGGGTCAGTTCATCCAAAACGTCCAGTGTCACGAGATCACCTCCGGCAGGATGCCCGAAACCATGGGATAAAAGCGCACTGTCACCTGCAGGCTGGTCTCGCCGCTGTCGGCGGTGGCCTTGAGCAGGTTGTCTCCCGGGGCCAGCTCCAGCAGGTCGCTGTCCTCATCCAGCAGGGCGAAAATGTTCTCCTCCGTGCCGTCCTCCGTCCGCTTGACTGCCAGCTTGTCGGTGGTGGTGCGGTAGATCTCGATGACCTGCCCCGGGGTCAGGGTGGTCAGGATGCGGATGCTTTGGCCTGTGATGATGTTCAGCACGCACGGGTTGACCACAGCGCCGTCGCTCTTGAGGGTGGCTGTGAAGGGCACTGCCAGCGCCCCGGGGTTATAGGCATTCAGCCAGCCGATGGAGGTGCGCACGCCGAAACGGTGGGGTGTGCTGTAGTTGATGGGCAGCCTGAAGCTGGGCACAAAGCCGTTGATGCAGAAGCTCTGGGCGGTTAGGTCGTACCAGAAGGGTTTCGGGCAGAAGAGCATGAAATCCAGCACAGGGTAGGGGTGGATGCTCTTTGTGTAGGGGGTCTTGGAGAGCACAAACCGGCAGAAATACTTGTCCTCAAAATACATGGTGCCGCTGGTGAAGTAGGGGAGCTTTTCCAGCAGCAGGGCGGCATCCGCGTCGCCGTGGGGGCTGTGGCAGTGGATGATGAGCTCACGGCTCACCCCGGCCACGCTCTGGCGCTCCACGCTCACGCCCACCTGGTTCACGCCCTGTGCGGTCTGCACGTCCACGTCTACGCCATTGATGGGGTCGAGGGAGTAGGGCGTACCGTAAGCCCACCCGATGTCGAGAGTGGCCCCGGCATCCGTGACCAGCTGCAAATGGTCTTTTCTGAACGGCATCTCGGTGCCCTCCTTTCATCGTTTCTGGGCCTTGGCCCGGTCGGCTTCCCAGCGTGCTTCCCGCTGGAGGTCTGCCGCCGTCTGGGCCTTGGAGTAGATATTTTGGATGATGTTGGTGTCACCCTCCCGGTGGTAGTTGTTAGCGGCTGCGGCCACCTGTGCCGTGCCGGAAGCGGCCACAGACCGGCTGATGGCCATGTTGTCCGATAGCACCAGAGAATCGGCTTGCCGCACCATCTCGGCCAGCTTGCTGTTTGCGGCCAGCAGGGCCTCGGTGTTGGCCTCCACCGCGTCGGTCAGGTCTTTGTCCGGGGTGGGGGCCGTCGGCGTGGTGGGGGCCGTCGGTGTGGTGGAGCTGCTGGTCTTGGTGATGTCATTCAGGCTGCGCTCAATCTTTGTCTGAACCCCGTCCACATAGGTGGTCACGGTCTTGTAGGAGCGCTCCACGCCGTCCACCAGCTTGGTACCCGCCTCGGTGACGGTCTTGGTCACCCTCTGGGTGATCTTGCCGGTCTCATCCTGCAGCTTCTCGGTGAGCACCTTGGTGGTCACGGTGCTGCCGTCTGCTCTGGTGGTCTTGCTGGTGTCGGTCATGCTCTCGATGACCTTCTGGGAGTTGGTGGAAGTGCCGGAGCTGCTGGGGTTGTTGGCAGCTTCCTGCTGCTTTTTTCGCTCGGCCTGCCGGGCCTTGCGGTCAGCAGCGATCTTGTTGGCGTAGTCCCAGGCGGGGTTGCTGATGTAGTCTATGGTGCCGCCATAGAGCCACGCGACACTGTTATAGGATGCAATCAGACCGTTGATGAGGATGATAAAACCCTCGATGCCCGCCGCCACGATGCGCATCAGGCCCTCGAAGATGTAGCTCATAAAGTCCTCAACGCCCGCCCAGACACTCTGGAAAGCGTTGGCCACGTCCTTGTTTTTGCCGGAGAAGTTCAGCAGGGCACCCACCAGCATCCCGATAAGAGAGATGACGAGCAAAATCGGGTTTGCGTCCATGGCCACGTTCAGGGCGGTCTGCCCGGCTGTGGCGCTGGCTGCGGCGGGCACGAACTGCGCCACCAGCCCCATGGCCAGCTGGCTCAGGTTCCCGAACACGCCGGAGAGGGCGCTGCCCAGCTGGTTGAGTGCCCCCATGGCTACGGCCTGAATCTGGCTCTGCTGTTCCTTGGTGCAGGCCTGCCAGAAGTAACTGGCCGCCCACAGGCCCAGTTGCTCGAGGTCGCCGTTTTTGAGGGCCGTGGCCAGCGCCTCGATGGCCCCCAGCGCATCCGTCTGGATGTCGGCCTGGATCTGCGCCCATCCCTCGTCCAGCTTGGTGCGGAACTGCTCCGTGAGCAGCTCACCCATGCTGCCGTACTGGGGCCCGGCATCCTCGATGGTCTTTGCCACGGTCTGGGTGCCGTCGGCGGCGATGGTGGTCACGGTCTTGACCGTGCGCTGCACGCCGTCGATGATTTCAGTGCCGGTGGCGGTGATCGTCTGTTCGACCTGTTCAGAACCGTCGGCCAGCAGTTTCGTAGTGGTCTCGGTGGTGGTCTTTACACCGTCTACGAGGGCGGTCTGGGTGTCCTTAGTGGTGGATACCACATCCCGGACTGCCTCGATGCTCTGGGTGACCTTCTGGCTGCCGTCCGCTGCCGTGGTGGTGATGGTTTTAACGTCCGAGAGAACCCCGTCCACCATCTGACGGCTGGTTTCGGTGACGGTCTGCTTCTGCTGTTTCGTGCCGTTTTTCAGGGTCTCGTTGACCGTTTCGGTGGTACGGGTGACTCCGTTCTCAACCTGAGTGCTGGTGGAGGTAATGGAGTTTACCACCTCAGAGGCAGCCCGTTTGGCGGCAGAGCTGGCCTTTTTCGAGGACGCAGAAACAGCACCGGCCGCTTGCTCGGTGGTCTTTTGTGCAGCTTTGGCCTCCTCTTGCAGTTCCGTCCAGCTTTTGGTGTTGATGCCTTGCCCGGTCTGGGCTGCCTTGTGCCGGGCCTCCCGGTTAGCTTTGGAAGTGGCCGCTGCGGCCTGTGCATCCTTGTCTGCTTTGTAGTCATCGTAGCTGGAAAAGCCGGTATAGCCATCCTTCCCGAGGAAGCTGTTCAGCTTGTAACGGAGCTTGTCCAGCCAGCCGATGGCCGCCCCAATGGCGCTCTTTGCGATGTTCGCCACAGCCTGAAAGGCCCCGTCCACGATGTTCCGGAAGGTCTCACTGGTCTGGTAGGCAGTCACAAGGGCCGCTGCCAGAGCAGCCAGAACAGAAACCACCAGCCCGACGGGGTTGGCTTTCAGTGTTTTGTTTAGGACTTCTTGTGCGATGGCCAGGCCGGTCGCACCATTTTGGGCCGCATCCTGTGCGGCGGCAAGGGCTGTGGTGGCTGCCGTCTGTACTACAGTGGCGGCAGAGGTGGCGGTCAGGTAGCCCTTGTAGGTCAGAAATGCCACACCGACAGAGGTGACAACGGTGATGACCAGACCAATGGTGTCTTTCAGTTTGGCCAGCTTCTGGTCATCCTCCGTGATGGAGACCACCAGCTCGTTGGCCTTGACGATGAGGTCGCCGAGAGCTGAGAACAGGCCGTCAGTCAGTTTGCCGGTAAGGGCAGCCACGTTGTCCTGCAGGGTAGACAGCCGCCCGTTGAAGGTCTGGCTGGCTTCCAGCATACCGTTGTAGAACTGCCCGCCTTCACTGGTGGCAGCTTCCACAGCGGCCTGCAATTCCTCAAAGCCCACCTTGCCGTCCGAGATGCGCTTGTACAGGTCGGCCATGGATTCGCCGGTGGCCTCGCAGATCTGATTGAGCGGGTTGAAGCCCGCGTCGATCATCATGTTCACGTTTTCCAGCGTGACCTTCTGGGCGCTGGACATCTTGCCATAGGCCCGGACAAGGGTCTGCATCTTGTCTGCGTTGCCCAGAGAAATGTCGCCCAGCATCTGCAGCACGTTGGTGGTGTCGTCTGCCGCAATGCCGAATTGCAGCAGGGTCTGGGTTCCCTCAGTCAGATCAGACAGGGTGAAGGGTGTGGATGCCGCCATTTTGCGGATCTCTTCCAGCTTTTCGGCGGCAAGCTGTTCGTCACCCAGCATGACCTTGAAATTGGTGAGGTAGCTCTCCATGTCCCGGTTGTAGGACAGACCGCTCTTCACCACGCTCATCAGGGCATCGGCGGCTTTCCGGGCGAAATCGGCGATCATCTGCCCGGCGGCTACCGTCCATTTATTGACGCTCTGCTCTGCCGGGTCGCTGTTCAGCCGGACATCACCCGTAATACTGAAATCAGCCATTGGGGGCGCTCACCTCCTCGTTATCGCCATGCCTGAGCCGCTGCAGGAAGGCGGCATTGTGGTCGGCCACCGTGACTGCCGTCCGGGTGTGCCGCAGTTCTTTGGGCAGGGCAAAGGTCTCCTTCAGGTCCTCGTACTGCTGGCGCTGCCTGCCCTCCATGCCGGAGGTGTCCATCGTGCGCCAGGACATGATCTTCGCCATGGTGGTTTCCTCCGGCAGCCCCCGCAGCAGAGCCAGAAACCGCCACCAGTGGATGCGCTCTGCCGTAAGGTCGATGCCGTAAGCCTGCTGAAAGGCTGCGGTCAGATAGTCCGCGTCACAGGCAAAATCCATGGCAAGCTCACCGGAACCACTGCCTTTGCCGCCGGAACGTTCGGGCGGGTCGGCCCCGTGGTAAAAGCGCAGTAAACTTTCATAGGCCTCCGGGGCCAGTTGGGGAGGAATCGGCTCCCGATAGAAGCGCCGGAACGCTTCCCGCGCAAGGGCGAGGGTGTCCTTTTTCTCCCGCCTGCGCTGATACTGGTTCGACAACCAGACCATGGGCCGGAAGTCCGGGTCGATGGCGCGGCCCTCCCACTCGGTGGGCAGTGGTTCCAGCAGGATGTCAGCCATGATGACGGCGGCGCTTTGCCTTGCGCCGCTGCTCACGGTTCAGCTGAGGAGCCAGAAGGCTGGGGTCGAACTTCTGCTTTTCCTGATTGGCAGCCCGGGTCAGTTCGGTCATCACGGTCAGGGCCTTGCCCAGGTCGTTGCCGTCCAGCCCCAGAGCTGCCGCAGACCCTTTGCCCAGCACATCATCGATAAACGTTTCCACGATGCGGCACTGGCCGCGGATGCCCTCGGCGTAGCTCATGTTGGGAGTCTGCTGTGCACGCTGACGCTCGGCCTCCTCGGCCTTTTCCAGCTTTGCCTTTGCCTGTTCCAGCCGCTCGATATCGTTGGCGTTCAGGCTGGAAAACGCAAATTCCTTATCAAAGATCTTCATGGTCGTCTCCTATCAAAAAAGCCCTCGCCGGTCAGGACGAGGGCACAGAGCTACGGGCAGGATCAGCCTGCCGCAGCGGTAGAATAGTCGAACTTAGCAGGGGTGCCGATGCCCTTTACATCGCAGGCAAAGGTGGCGATTGCGCCGGCAGAGCCGCCCACGTCGCTGGTGACGATGAATGCAGCTTCGCCCTTCTCGCCCTTGCCGGTGCGCAGGGAGAAATAGATGTAGGGCAGGATGACGCTCTGGCCGAAGCCATAGATCATCTCGTGGCCCAGAATGAAGTCCTGGAACGCATCTCCCTTGCAGCGGTCGCCGTTGATGGCGAGGGTGCGCTGAACACTGCCCTTGGTGGTAACGGGGCCGGTGCGGATGTAGGCGTTGTCAGAGGTGGAAGCGTTCAGTGCACCGCTGTGCTCCCGCACATGGTCGGCACAGACGGTCCAGTCCTTAACAGCATCCTTCTTGCTGGCCTCGGTGCAGATGGCCAGCACAAAGTCATCGGTGTTCTCGATGCCCTTGTAGTCGGCGCTGGGGGTGATGCCGGAGGCGGTAACAGCTTCAGTAACAGTCATGTTGAAACTCCTTTCGGTTGGTAATAAACGAGCCGGAGCTGCATCTGCATTTTGCAGCTTCCGGCGCTGCTGGTAACGATATAGCCCGATGCGGTGACCGATACGCTGAGGGGCTGCTTTGGGGCTTCCAGCTGGGGCAGGTCATGCCGGTCATTCTGGGCAAGTACCCAGTCGGCCAGCTGCTCAAAAAAGCCGCTGTTGGCAATCTGGGTGCTCTGGGCCTCGCTGTATTCCCGGCGGCTCAGGAATACATAGCTTTTGGCCATGTTCCTGCCGGAGAAATAAGTGGTCAGCACCGGGTCTGTGGGGGAATCCTCAATGGAGAATTCAGCCACCGGTTCCGGGGAAAGCCCGGAGATACGGAATGCGGCCCCGTTCTCGGTCTGTTCTTCGGCGATGAGAGGGCAGGTCTTGAGCCACTCCCGCATGGCCGTGATGGTGGCTTTCTCGCTCATAAGTGGCCCATCCCTCCCCAGAACATGGTAACGGCACGGGTCGCATAAAGGGCCAGATGCTCTCCCATGTCTGCAAGTGCCCGCTGGCCCCAGTAGGAGCCGCGCAGACCTTTGTACTTGTCGGCTTCCTGCCCACGCTCTTTGTTGCCCATGAAGGTGCGCAGGTCGCTGCCCTCGGCGTGCAGGTAATACTGCTTGCGGGCGTAAGGGGTGTTGTACACCAAAAGGCCCTCGTCATACTTGGAAGCAGTCTGCACGCTGTTTTTCAGTGTGCCGGTGTCCAGCGGAACATAGCTGTCGATGAGCCGGGCCGCTTCCTGTGCCATGGCATACTGCGCCTTTTGCAGGGCAGCAGTCTTTTCGGCACCGAAGTCAGGCCGCCAGGAAAGCTGCATCTGAACGCCGTCCACCTTGTAGCGCAGGCCGTAGGGCTGATCAAAAACAGGCTTGCTCATTTTCTCAGCTCCCCTCTACATGAAAATGCGGCAGCAGCGGTTCCCTGTTGTCGGAGACCGCCGCCACCGTGCAGCAGATGTGTGTTTTCTCGAGGGCGGCATACTCGGCCTCGGTCAGGATGCGGACAGCGCCGCAGATGAGCTTGCCGCCCCGCTTGAGCGTCCAGTGTGCGGCCTTTTCCCCGGGCGGGAGCTTTGCCCACTGGAAATAGGGCAGATACCCGGCGGCAGGGGGTAGCCGGATGTGCACCGTCCGCTGGGGGTCGCCGCCGGAGGTGTCCAGCTTCTCCCGCCAGCTGCTCCCCGGGATGACGTGGCAGACAGGCCGGTCGATCTCGGTGGCGGTGTCGTGGATGAGGTTCACCACAGTTACGCTGCACTGCATCAGAAACACCCCCGATACAGCAGGCCGTGGGGGTCGTGCCCCAGGCAGCCGGAAAGAATGCTATACGCTTCGGCGGCCTGCTTTTCGGCCAGTGCTCCGTCAGAGAACGTCACGGCAAAGCCGTCGTTGTTGACGCTGGTCACGCCCGGCGCATAGCCGGTGGCAGCGCGTGCCGCTTCGGCCCGTTCAAGGCTCTGCACGATGGACGCACAGGCCATGGCCAGAGCTTCGGCACAGTCGGCGCAGCCTTTGGTGTGGGCTTCGGCCCGGCCAAAGGTGGCCCGGTCAATGAGCTTCGAGGCCCGGAAGCACAGCGGCGTGAATGCGGCCTCGTCCAGCGTACCGCCCGCTGTCTGGTACTGTTCGTAGGTGCAGTAAAGCATGGGGGCCTCCTTATGCTGCGACAGCAGCAGCGGTCAGGAATGCGAACGGAACCTTGGAGCGGTCGGCGTTCATGCGGGTGGCGGGGTTGGGCAGTGCCCAGCCCATACGCATCACAACGCGCAGGGCCACCATATCCTGCTGGGCCAGATTGTAGACGATCTCCTTGGTGGAGGGATCCTGAATCACGCCCTGATCCAGCAGCTTCACGGTGACATCTTGACGGATGGAGTACACCAGCTTCTTGAAGTTGCCAGCGATCAGCTGGGCCTTGGAAGCGTCGAAGCCGCCGTTCTCGGGGAAGTACATGGGTGCGCCGTCCAGTGCGTAGGTGGTTGCACCTTGCATATCGGAGCGGAACAGCGGGCGGCCATTGGTATCCAGCAGGCCGCGCAGCTCTGCCTTGGCGGTCAGGTCGCCCACCACGGCATCAACGCCGAAGCCGCCAGCTTCGACCTTGGAGAACAGACCATCCTTGCCCAGCAGCTTGGTGTAGTCGATGGGGCCGGTAACCTTGTTCTTTGCGGCAAGGGTCAGCACGTCGGTCGTCCACTCGGTGGGACGGTCACCGCCAAACAGGATGGCGTTGTCGATCTTTGCGCCCATGGCCTCACGGACGCGGGGCTGTACCTCGCCCATGATGTCAAAGGAGGAATCTGCCAGAACGGCCTCGGGCACAGGAACGATGACAGCCAGCTCTGCGGCGGTCATGTAGACGTTGTCCCATTCCTGCTTGCTGGTCTTTTTCATGCCGGTGTCGCCGTTGACCCAGTATGCCAAAGGCAGCATGGACAGCACGGGAATCTTGGTCTGGTTGGAGGTCATGTTGGCAAGGCGGGTGCCCAGCTGCATCACGATGGAGCTCTTGGGCACATCCTGCTGGATGGTGTTCACCAGCTGCTCCCGGATCAGGGCCTCAGCCTTATTGCGGGCAATTGCATCAATAGCCATAATAATCAACCTTTCTGGCCGAACGCTGCACGGAATGCAGCATTTGCGGCCTCATGTGCGTTTGCGGGCTGGCGGTTGCCGCCCGGTGCGGAGGTGGAAAACTGTACCATGCCGCCGTCCGGCAGAATGGCGCTGGGGTCTGCGGCCTTGAAAGCCTTGACGTAATCGTCAAAACCCAGAATCTCGCCGTCTTTCATGGCGAAGTTCTGCGCCTTGGCCTCGGCAAGGAAAGCCTTGCGGGCGCTCTCGCTGGAAAACTTCAGCCCAGCGGCCTTGCGTTCCAGTGCATAGCCCTTTTCGAGGGCGGCTACCTGGCTGGCAGCGTCAGTCTTGGCCTGTTCTGCCTTAGCCTTCCACTCGGGGTCGTAGCCCTCCAGTTTGCCGTTTGCAGTGTTCAGCTGCTCGGTCAGGGTGGTCTTTTCGGCCTTGAGGGTCGTGATCTCGTTGGCCTTTGCCGTGATGTCAGCACCGTGCAGGTTCATAATGCTGTCCAGCTGTTCCTGCGTGATGCCGGGGATGATTTTACTCACATCTTCGCGTTTCACTCGCAACAAACTCCTTCCTTGCGATTAAGTAGGAACTCGTCCCTTCCGTTTGATTTCGCGGTTCTCGTTCCGCATGGGACTTGGGCAGGGTACGCACTGCCCTCTGCGATGGCACCGTATGCAGGAATCGAACCTGCGGCATCCGGTTTTGGAGACCGGCGCTCTGCCACTGAGCGAATACGGCATGAAAAAAGCGCCCCTGCCCGGCTGGGCAAAGACGCTGGCGGTATTTGGTTGTTAGATGCCGGGGACGATTTCCTTAACACCCTTTGCAAATGCGGCGGCCTTTTTCATCAGACTGTTTTCCTGAAGATATTCAAGCCCCTGCAAGGTGATATGCGGTTCCATGGGCGGTTCGATGCGCTCCGGCTGGCGGATATACTGGACGATGTTCAGGCCCTCAATGTAACCTGCTTTCTGCAGCTGAATCAAAAGTGCCTGAAACCGGTTCGGATTCGTACCGAAGCGCTCGGCAGTAAAACCAGCGCAATCGAACTCCTCAAAGTCCATGCTCTGCTGCAGATGCTTCAAAATGCGGTAGATGACACGAAAATCTTCCATGATGACACCTCACTTCTTTTTGTTTAAGTCCATATACAGATACGCTTCCGGGTCGCCATACGCTTCCCGAGACCACTGTCGGTCTTGCTTGGCTGACAGGCGGGTCATGTGCAGCCAGACATCTCCATCTGTTCGCAATGCCGGATTCTTTTGCATTTCGTTCCAGATTGCAGAGGGTTCATCAAGCAGAAGCACTTCACTTTTTGTCATCTTTCAATCCCTCGATAAAATGATAGAGCTGCGGGTCTTTCTCTTTCAGGGCAGAGGGCTCCTGATAAAAAGCGCGATACCCTTCACTGAAATATTCCTTCAGCATATCTTCATTGATCTGCATCGTTCCGGCTTTAAAAATTCCATCCGTGGGAGATTCATATAGCCGTCCCTGATACTCAGAAATGAATTTGCTGTTCTGAAGAAGATAAATCGCTTGTGTATAGGTACTATCATCATACACGATTTTAGAAAAATCTTCAACATCAATCCCGGATTTTCGGATGCTGATGTATTTGGAGTTGTGCCGCAGGTCGAGGGAAATCTCCAATGCGTGGCCATACTCGTGAATAACATCACCGCTTTTGCGCTCAGGGTGAAGATAAAGCGTTTTGTCTGGATAATAATAGCCGCTTCCAGCGGCATCTTTCTCTGTCATTACGACCTTGTTGATGATGCTTTCAGCCTTATCGCGCTGCCATTGAGGAATGACGGAAAGCTCTTTTTCAATGCCTTCACGCTCAGACTGTGAAACACTATCAGAAAAATTGAGTTTTTGAAGAATGCCGCGTGGCTCTTGCTTCTTCGCCGCCCACGTTGCCTTGCTGCCCTCGCTCCTGCCAAAGCCTGCCACGCTGGTGCGGGCACTGTCGGCCCTGCCGCCGGTGGCGCTGATAAAGTCGGCCAGATCCTGACGGGCCTGCCTCAGCTTCACCGCGCTAGCGGTGGTGTCGGCCCCGGCGGCATCCTCAGCCAGATACCGGCGCTTGTACTTGCGCACGGTGCGTTCCCGGGCCCGCTGCATCTGGCTGATCTCGTACCGGGTGTATCTGCCGCCGTTGTACTTGATGTCCCGGGCGTTGAGGGCTTCCAAACTCTCCTGCGTCCACGCAGGCGGTGCACCCAGCTCAGGGAAGATGGCAAAGAAGGTATGACGGCAGTTCCAGCCGCAAAGCCCGGCCCCGGTGCCGTAGCCGGTGGCGGCCTCGAAGTCCGGGTAATGCTTGCCCATGTAGTCCACAGCGCCGCCCCGGTGGAACTGCCTGCCCTGCCACTCAGCGTGGGAAGGGCGGGCCCCGCCGTGGGCCGTGGTCTCGAAGAACTCCACTCCCATCTCATCGGCCCGGGCCACCTGCAGCTTTGCACCGGTCTGGTTGACCCCAGTGAGCACCGCCCGGCGGGCGGCCACTTCCAGCGTGTCGGTGTGGCCGGTGGGGTAGGTGACGTATTTCATGGTGTCGGCCAGACTGTCCACCGCGCTCTTGACGGCGTTCTTGTAGTCGAACGCGCCGCTGCTCACCTTGAGATGGGCACGGTCGAGAGCGGCTTCAAACTGGCCGCTGACGGTGTTGGCCGTGGTGGCGGTCAGGTTGTGGAAGGTTCCCGCCGTCTGCTGATAGCCAGCGTTGAGCAGGGCCTGCAGGGTGGCATTCTCGGAAAAGGGTGTGGGCTCCTTGCCGTAGTGGTAGTAGATCTCGTCCTCGTTTTCCATGGCCCGGGTGGCCGCTTCCTGCATGAGCCGCCGGATCTCGGCTTCGCTCCTGCCGGTGTAGCGGGCCAGCTTCTTTACCACGTCCTGCCGGAGGGCTTCGGTCTGTTCATACCGCCACAGCTGCCAGTTTGCCGTGGGGGTCAGGGCTTCCATTTTGGAGATGCGCCGGGCCACGTCCCGCAGGATATCATCCTCGACCTGCTGAAATAAAAGCACCAGCCGGTCGGGTGCGTGGTCGAGATAGTCCGGGGCCAGCATCAGGCACCCCCGCCGAAGTTCAGCTCAGGCTGCTTGTTTTCGGCATCGGCTTCGGCGGCAATGGCCTTTGCGTCTGCCTCGCTGTATCCCTCGAACTCCACCAGATACCGCCAGAACGGGAACTTCCCGGCGGTAACGTATCCCCAAAACATCTGCTTGCGCTCCTTGGGGTCTGAGATGATGGAATCATCGAAATCGAAGGTTACATTGCACTCGCCCGGCAGAGGAACCGACGCACCGCTGTGCCATGCGGCATCCAGCAGGACGTTCACAGCATAGACCAGATCGGTGAGTGCTGTGCCGAGGGCCCGCTGCAAGTCCTTCACGGTGGTGTAGCTGCGCTGTTTGCTGCTGCGGATTTCCTCAGCGGTCTTATCAACGTTCTGCGGATCAGACAAAGTACCATAGGCAAGGCCGCACTGGAATTCGATGCGCTTGAGCATGGCATCCAGCCCTTTGCGATAGCTCTCATCCCGCAGGGTGGGGGCAAACACCTCGTAAAGGTTCCGACCACCGGAGACGCTGCCATTGATCCAGTTGCGGTAGAGCCGCTGTTCCCGCAGGGGCATCGTGGAACCGCCGTCAGAGCCCGGGCGCAGGGCGGTCTGGTCTACATCAAGAGCCAGCTGGCCGCCGCTGTACTCCCAGAGCAGTGCGCCATACTGCTCATCTGCATCCCGGATGATGTCCACTGCCGGAGCGTACACGCTGACACCCAGCGGGGAATGCCGGTCAGCGGCGTTGCCCTTGGGAGCCTTGAAATAGCCCCACAGCGGCCTGCTCACGCCGGTGAACTCCGTATGCGGGGCCAGTGCAGCCCACTCCGCAACGTCGGTCAGCGGAACTTCGACACCGATGTCAGCGCTTGTCATGGAACGGAACGCCTTGACGGTGACGGTATATTTCCCGCCGGAAAACTCGTGGTTTTCCAGCCGGGTGTAGATGCGGCCACCCCTTACAAGATGATCGTAAAAAATAGCCCCGGTCATACGTCCGGAGCTATCAAAGCGGGTGGGACAGAAGCAATCCCCCTGCACCACATCGATCTGGATGCGGCCCTCAGGGTCGAGATAGGGCCGGAACAGTACCCCACCAAGGGCACAGCCGTACTCCACGGGAATGCGCAGGTCTGCAATAAAGGGTTTGAGCAGCGCATTGATGCTGTCCGCCCGGGCACTGCCGGAGACAAGGCATTCCATTTCCAGTGTGGTCAGCCGGGCCAGCTCGGCGGCAATGCTCTGCGGCAGGCCCAGACTGTGCAGCGGGTCTTTGCCGCCGTGACACCATGGGCCGCCGGTATCGTACATCTGTGCCCAGAGGGTGATGGCACTCTCCATGGGGGCAGACACGCTGACGCTGATGGGAGTGTCCTCCCCGAACCAGAGCCGGGCCTTCTCCCGCAGCCACGAAAGCAGTTTGTCAAACATTACTTGGCTCTCCAATCTGCCCAGCGGATGAGCGGGGCGAATATCGTGTAACAGAAATAGCGGATATCATCCATGGCATGGTCGTTCTCTTTCACGACCCTGTCCTCCTTGGCCTTGTCGTCCCAGGAATATGCGCCGAACTCCCGGCGGGAATCGGTGCAGCTTTCATGGATCCGGACAAGTCCGGCCTGCATCATGGAAGCTACGCAGCGGATCCCGTTCAGAACGTCGTTGTCGGCGGGGATGACCTGATACCTGCCGTGCCGTCGGATGGTCTCGATAAAAGACGCGGCAGACGGATCTACACACACAGCCTGAATGTAATAGCCTTTTGTGAGCCGTTCCAGCTCGGCGTAGTGCTCCTCATCGGTGCGCTGCACACGTTCTTTCCGGCTGTCAAAATAGCTCTCCCGGATACGCAGGGCCTTACCGTCATGGATGACCCATAGCCCCATGCTGCATGGGTTATGTGTGCCATAGTCGATGGACACATAAAATTGACCGTCGATGCCGGCTGAGCTGCCGTGGAAGAGGTAAGGATCCGCGCAGAGCGAAAAGAAGGGATAGACCAGACCGGACGCATTGCACCAGTGGCCCAAAATGAAGCGGTCGTAATAGACAGTCCCGGCCAGCTCGTGCTTCAGGTGCTCCACGAACTCCTGCGGGAGAAATGGGTTATCGTCGATGGTGGAAGTCTGGCAGAAGATGTCCACCTCGGGGTCATCAATGAACTTTTTGAGAAAATGCTCCTGACTGTCCGGGTTAGCTGTGCCGTCGAAGTGGGAATGAGGACAGCGCAGGCGGGTCTTGAGCATCTGGAACACGTCTTCATCCCAGGTGGTCATCTCATCGCCGTAACCGTACTCGATGGTCATGCCCTGAATACGGGCAACGTGTTTTTTGCTGTCCGCGCCCAGAATGTGGACCCGGCGGCCAAACAGCCGGGCAGTGTTGTCGCTGCTGATGGTTCCCACAAGGGCCTCGCCCCAGATCTCTCGCATGGGGTCCAAAACGTTCCGGCTGATGGTGCCCTGTGTGTTGCCCAGCATTACCGCTGCGCCCTCACCCCGCAGAGCCAGAAGGCGCTGGGGAATGACCACGGCATAGTCCAGCCAGCTCTTGCCGGAACCGGTAGCCCCAACTTTCAGGTTCCACCGGTGTGAACAGGAAGCAAGATATTCTTTCTGCTTAGTCGATAACACTGTCTACTCCTCCTAGGATCTTGCGGGCCTCGGCCAGCTGATCAGAGGCATCGCCGGACACGCCGTTGAACATTCCCAGATGCCGCCCCAACAGATCCAAGGCTTTCAGCTTGTCGGCCAGCTTGACCTCCTGCTCCAGACCGTCCTCTCCGAAGGTCTTGACCTTGACCGACTGCACAGCAGCCAGATCGTCCGGTGCGGCATCGCTTTTCAGGGAAGCCGTCCTAGCATCGATGAGGTCGCCCGCGTTGACGAACGCCACCTTGGCCAGCTCTCGCACCACCCGGTCAGCGGACACGCCGGTGCGGCGGCTCTGCTCGGCCTGAAGCTGTGCGATGCGGTTCTGGATACTAACATTCGCTAACAGCCGTGCCGCCTGCTCGTTGGCCGTCTTTGGGGAGTATCCGGCACGGATGGCCGCCTGGGTCGCGTTCAGGTCGATCATATATTCTTCACAGAACCGCGCCTGCTTGTCGGTCATCCTCACCACCTCTCTCGTTGTCAGGGTACAAAAAAGCCGCCCTGAGCGGATGCTCAGAACGGCAGTTGTAATCAGGAAAAGCCCGGCCGGTGCAAAAAAGCTGTTAAGCAGCAAAAGGAGAAATCCGTATCAAGAGGAGGAAAACAAACCTCCGGTCGGGCCGCCAGCACGAAGGGAGTAAGGATGCCTTTCCTGCTGGGCTTTGCAGCATAGAGTATAGCACACTTGAACTAGTGCTTTTTAGTGCGTCATGGGTCTGTGTCCAGAAGTTGCACCGCTTTTTTGTGTCGTCGGAGGACCCAACTGACATCGAGGGAGAGCCGGTCAGCGATCAGCTCCCACTTGTGCCCACAGATATATCTCCGGTACAGAATCGTGAAGTCAAGCTCATCATCCAGCTGCTGTAGCGCAAAGATGATTTCTTTGCGAATGCGGGTGCTTTCCTCACACTGGGCTTTGTAAGCGCCCCGGGCTTCGTCGATGCGTTCTACTGCACGGGGCAATGTTTGGCCGTCTCCTCCGCCGCCCGGCACAGCGGAAAGGCACTGGGTCATGTTGGAAGCGTCTGTTTTCAGCGTGTCCAGCTCATCCAGCCGCAGCTGTTCGAGCCGCTTCGCTTGCTGATACCTTCTCAACCAGGCCTTCTTCTCTTCGTAGGTCATCCCCACACCTCCACACGCACGAACACACCGCAAGGGTCCGACCAGAACTTCTCCACGATCTCGCTGCACACCTGGGCATCATCGTGCCAGAAGTGCAGGCGGGTCATCTCGTCCTTGAGGGCCTTTTCCAGATTGTCGGTGTCAGGTTTGGAGGTGCGCCAGCTGCCGTCCGGGCGGCCCTCGGGGGCAAAGCACCACTTGACCACCAGCCGCACTGGCTTCCCGGCGGGCACGGGCTGATCCGGCGCATGGGGTGCCAGGTAGGCGTGGAGCTTGGCCCGGGCGGCTTTCAGTTCGGCGCTGTCGTGGAGCACGGCACAGGGCTTGCCGCCCTTCATGTAGGCGTGCAGCTCCTTGGCGTTGTGGGTGGTGGTGGGCGGCTTCATGGGCAGGAAGAATTGAGCAATGGGCAAAAATTGCATGTTCGTTTCACCTCGTTCTTTCTTTTTGTTCGGCCAACGTGATGGGGAGGGTTCCCCGGAGGGATGGGGGCTGTGTTCGCCCCATCCTCTGGGAGACCCCATCACACATGCTGCAGTTATAGCTATTATATATAGGCTATTTTGCACTGCAAAATTTGCAGTCATAGCGGCTATAACTGCAAAATTGCAGTTTTTGCTGTCGTGCAAAATAGCGGCTATAACTGCATTTTTATAACGAATTGTAATTTTAAAATATACAATTCGTTTAACCTGCGCTGCCGGGCTCCTTGCGTCCGACTTTTTCGCCGTCGATCCAGAACCGCCCGTCATCCTTCAGGCGGGTCTTGACGGTGCGGGGCTTCAGATCCATGTACTCGGCCAGACTGTAAACAGTCACTTCGCCATCCATCATGCAGGCTTCAAAGGCGGTGTCCAGCTCGGCCTTTTTGTCCTTGCTGACTTTGTCCTTATTGCCCCAGCGCTTGGATGCGCCCCGGGTACCCAGTGACTTGTAATCGCTGTCCGGCTGCAGATCCTCCAGCAGGCCGGTGTCCGGCTTGTGGACTGGGTAGTCGAACCAGAGGTTCACAGGGTCGAAGCGGGCGAACTCGCGCAAGGTGCCCTCAATACGCCAGGCGGTCATGCTGTCTGTCAGCTTCTGGGCGGCGGCGATCCGGGCATCGATGGCCCGCAGATCGGCCATGCCAAGGTGTTCTTTGGCAATGGCCAGCATCCGGCTTTTGCTCAGGGCATCGTCCGGGCCGTAGGCATCGGCATGGCCGCGCTTGTCCAGCATGTCCTTGAGCACCTGGCAGGCGGCCTTGTTGTGGAGCTGCTCCAAAATGGCCGCGGTCGGGGTGAGCTCAGTCATATCCAGCATGGCATCCGGGTCACGGGCAAACACGCCGGAGCCGCTGGCGCGGTCCATGCTACGCTTGCCGCCCTGGGCACCCTTGGAGTGGTGGTGGCAGTAGATCACGGCACAGTCCAGCGCGCGGCAGACAAGGTCAAATTGGTTGCAGAACTTTGCCATCTGGTCGGCGCTGTTCTCGTCGCCGGTGATGACCTTGTAAATGGGGTCCAGAATGACGGCAGTGTAGCCTTTCTTACCCGCCCGGCGGATGAGCTTGGGGGCCAGCTTGTCCATGGGGACGGAAGCGCCGCGCAGATTCCAGATGTCAATGTTCCTCAGGTTCTGCGGGGGCAGGCCGAGGGCGGTGTACACATCCTTGAAGCGGTGCAGGCAGGAGGCCCGGTCCAGCTCGAGGTTGATGTACAGCACCTTGCCCTGCGCACAGGAAAAGCGGCCCAGCCAGGGCGTGCCCTCGGCAATGGCGATGCACAGCTCAATGAGGGCGAAGCTCTTGCCCGCCTTGCTGGGGCCTGCCAGCAGCATCTTGTGACCCTTGCGCAGCACCCCGGTGATGAGGGCATCGGCCAGCGGCGGCAGGTCATCCCAGTCATCAGCCAGACTTTCGGTTTCGGGCAGTTCATCGGTCTCGGCTTCCAGCCAGTCCCGCCACTCGTCCCAGCAGCTTTTGCCGATGTTGGTCTCCAGCAGGGTCTGCCGCTGACTGCCGCGCAGGATGCCGGGCATCCGGGAAAGGCGGCTGGGGTTGCGGTTCTGCTGGTCGAGGGTCAGACCATTCTTCTGGCAGGCGGCATAGAGGTAATCCACCCGCTTGCGGTATTCGGTGTAATCCGGGGCATCCACCTTGACGATGGCGTGGACGCTCTTGCCGCCGGAGTAGACCAGAGCGGCACAGGGCAGCTCCAGCTGTTTGATGATGGCCTGCTGCCTGCCCAGATCCATGTTGTCGCATTCCACCAGAGCGTAGCGGTAGGCGGTGATGTTGGCATCCTTGCGGCCCGTTCCGTCCACCGGGTTGAAGCAGATCCACGCGCCCACCTCGGGGTCGCAGTCGCCCACCACCTTGCCGATGTCCCCGCCGCAGGTGTCCAGCTCTGCGATGAGCTGGCCTGCGGTGCGGTCCCAGCAGCCTCTGGTGGGGCGGCGGCGGTCGTCGGCCATGAAGCTCTCGGTCACATAGGCCACGTGCTCGTCCTGCTCAAAGAGGGCCTGCAGGTAGCGCCTGAGCTGGTCAACTGGGTCCCACTGCTCAGGCAGAGCCAGATCGTGGGATTCCACCCACCGGGGGTCCACCAGCTGCCCCTCCGTTCTGGAGGAGCCGGTGGTGAGCTCGTCGCCCCAGTCCAGCGCGTGGCCTGCCGGGCCGCTCCATCCGTGGCTGTAGGCCAGCTGGAAAATGCTGCTCTCGGTGACAGGCTTTGTGCTGCCGTGAAAACTCTCCCACTTCCGGGCACACTCTCCCTTATGGTAGCGGCCCCCGTCCCGGGCGCTCCATGCTTCCCAGACGGTGACGGGCAGTCCCGCTTCCTTGAGCCCCATGCCCACCATCGTCCACTCCTCATAAGTCAGGGAGGCCGGGGAAATGAAGTCCAATGCTTCTTTGAGTTCGATCTCATCATTCATCTGCGTTACCATACATCCCATGTGGGTGTTTCAGGCGGGGCGGGCGGCGTATAGGTGCTTGGGGTAACACCCTTGGGCACACCCCGCCAGCCCTGGGCCGCAATGCGGTCGATCATGTGTTTGGCCTGCTCAAAACTCCATGTGCCCACATGCTGGAAGCCGTATTTCTCCAGACAGCGGATCTGTTTTGGTGTGGTGAGGCCTTCATCCCGGCGCTTGTGCAGCCGGTCCAGCAAAAGGCTGGCCTTGCCTGCCGACTCCACCGCATCCGGCAGAATGCCCAGCTTTTCGAGGGCGGTGGTCTGCTGTTCGGTGGGCGGCCCGGCCTCCCATCCAAAAGCCGGTACATAGCCGGACAGGTCCTCAGCCTGAATGCTCATCTCGTATTGGAGCGGGTCCACCAGCTTTGCCTTTTTGCGGCGCTGTTCGGCCAGCTGTTTTGCAAGGGCTTCTTCCCGCTGGGCCACCACGTCCTCGCAGGCCTGGGCGGCGGCTTCCTCGATGTCCTCGGGCACACCGGTCTCGGCCAGATTTTCGGTCATCTGCCGGGCCACGGCCCTGTCCTCGCACACAAGGTCTGCCGGGCGGCAGAGCTCGTGCTTGTCGGTCATCCACAAAAAGTCGAGGAGCAGCAGGTCGGTCTTGCCCTCGGCCAGACGTGTGCCGCGCCCCACCATCTGGCTGTACAGGCTGCGCACCTTGGTGGGCCGCAGCACCACAACGCAGTCCACACTGGGGCAGTCCCAGCCCTCGGTGAGCAGCATGGAATTGCAGAGCACGTTATACTTCCCGGTATCGAAGTCAGCAAGCACTTCCTTTCGGTCGGCACTCTGGCCGTTGACCTCGGCGGCCCGGAACCCATGTGCATTCAGTAGATCCCGGAACTTCTGGCTGGTTTTGATGAGGGGAAGGAACACCACCGTCTTGCGGCCTTTGCATCGCTGTGCCATCTCGGCGGCGATCTGCTCCAGATACGGGTCCAGCGCCGTGCCAAGTTCCCCCACGGCGTAGTCGCCACCGCTGAGGGCCACGCCGGAGATGTCCAGTTTCAGGGGAATGGTCTGGGCCATGATCTTGCACAGATAGCCCTCTTTGATGGCATCGGTCAGCTTGTACTCATAGGCCAGGCTGTCGAACACCTCGCCCAGGTTCCGCATGTCGCCGCGGTCAGGGGTGGCGGTCACACCCAGCACCTTTGCACCCTCGAAGTAGTCCAGGATGCGGCGGTAGCCGTCGGTGCAGGCGTGGTGGGCCTCGTCAATGATGATGGTGCCGAAGTAGTCCCGGGGAAAGCGTTCCAGCCGAGCGGAGCGCTGCAGGGTCTGCACGCTGCCCACCACCACCCGGAACCAGCTGTTCAGGCAGGTGGACTCTGCCTTTTCCACGGCGCTGACAAGGCCGGTGGAACGCTGGAGCTTGTCAGCTGCCTGTTCCAGCAGTTCGCCACGGTGGGCCAGGATGAGCACCCGGTCCCCGGCACGCACCTGATCGGCGGCAACGGAGGCGAACACGATGGTCTTGCCGGTGCCGGTGGGCAGCACCAGCAGCGTGCGCAGACGGCCCCGCTCCCACTGGGCGTGGATGCTGTCCCGGGCGGCCTGCTGATAGGGGCGCAGGGATTGGATGTTCGCCATCAGAATGCCCCCTGTGTCCAGCCCTGAGCGGGTGCGGCCTTAGGTTCCGGCGGCGGCAGGAAGCGAGTGACCTCGTTGCTCTGGCCGGTCTTACCTGCGTTGGGGCCGCTCTGCTTGGTGTACTCCCGGATGCCCAGACGGCACCAGCCCCGGGCACCCACCACTTCGTTCCAGCGGGGGCGGAAGGTCTCGCCCCGCTTACACTGGCCGATGCTCTCAAAGAAAGCACCCAGCAGACCCTGAGTCTTGGTGTGCAGATACAGGCGGTGGGTGACGGTGGCATCGCCCTTGGCTCCGCCGAAGATCTTCAGGGTCAGCTTTGCCATGGAGCAGGGCGGGAGCTTGGCACTGCCCTCAAAGCGGGCACGCTCCATGCCGGTGACCTCAAAGGCATAATCGCCCTCGGGCAGGAGAACAAACTCCTGCTGCTCGTTGGTGAATTCGTCGTCCCAGTTCAGGGCGCGGTCGGTGTTCATGTCATTCATAAGTAAGTTCTCCTTTCAATTGTCAAAACGGCAGGTCACGGCTGTCCAGCACCATCTGGAGCACCTGGGGCCATGCGGCCACCAGACAGCCCTCTACGAAATCGGCTGGATAGTCCCGGATGGGCATATCCTCGGGGAAATAGCCCCGCTTGCCCACCACAGCCTGCAGCTCCTCCGGCGTGACGTTGTTTGCGCTCATCAGGGGAGCCAGCTTTTCCGGCACGCCCAGTGCGATCAGGTCGGGCACCAGCAGAGCTTGTGGCACTGTCTCGGCGGGCGGTTCCGGCTGCGGGGCGGGCGCGGGCAGGATGTCGGCTTCCGGCTGGGGGCGCGGTTCCGGCTTCGGCTTCGGCGCGGGCGCAGATGCGGTGCCGGGGATGCAGGCGGCGATGCCGGTGTAGTCAAAGGGGATCTCGTCGGGCAGGCCGAAGCGATTCTTGGCATCCCAGCAGGGGTGATGCGCTGTGTACATCACCCGGCGGCCGCCGGTGACCTTGTTTTTTGCGTTGGGGGCGCTGCTGCTCTTTTCCACCACGGTCTGGTAGTTGACGAACAGCAGCATGTCGCACCACTCCCGGATCAGCGGCTCCACCTGCTTGGTGGTCTTCATGGTCCAGCGGTCGTAGCTGCCCGCCGCATCCGGCTGTTCGAACTTTGTGATGGACGCGTGGGCAAGGATCAGAACGTTGTGTCCTGTGTTCAGCACCTCTTCCAGCGCGTCCAGCAGCTTGCCGAACTCCTCCTTCAGGTAGGTGTAGCCTTTGCCGTAGCCAAAGCCCTCCAGCCCGTCCACCTTGGCCTTGGCGCAGACGGCATCAATGGCCAGCCGTTCGGCCCAGTCGGCGGTGTCGATGACCAGCGTGCCGCAGGGGATGTTCCCCCTGCGCACCTCGGCCACCTCGTCCAGCAGCATGGCCCAGCTGGTGGGCTGAGGCAGGCGCTTGACATTCAGCCGCTTTGTGCCGCCTTCGGTGTCGATGAACACCGGGTCGGGGAAGTGGGAGGCAAAGGTGCTCTTGCCGATGCCCTCGGGGCCATACAGCACGGTTTTTACCGGGGAATCCTGCACCCCGGAGGTGATGGCATACTTGCTCATTTAGAACGCTCCTTTCGTCCAGCTCCTGGGCTGGGGCTTTTCGGTGACAGGCGGCTCGGCATCTTTTACCATGCCGTCTTCGATGATGATCTGGCACTCGCTGCCGGTGGAAACGCGAGTGGCGATGGCCTGCAGGTGCTCTGCTTCCAGCCAGCGGCCAAACTCGGTCAGGGTGGTCATGTCCATCTGCTCCAGCTTGTCCAGCAGTACAAAACCGCAGTCCGGGTTCAGGCGGCGGACGATGGCGGCAGCCACCCGCAGCTGATCGCTGCCGGACATATCCCGCCAGTGCTTTCCTTTATAAGTAAGGGCACCGTCCTCCACGCTCAGCTCCGGCAGGGGCAGGTCAGCACCGTTCAGCAGGGCCATACGGTCGGCCCGCTTCTGAGTGATGGCTTCGGTGAGCTTGTCGTAGTCGCTGGCATACTGTGCAGCCTCGTCCTCGGCACGGGCCTTTTCCAGATTGGCACGCACCTTCTGGTTGGTCTCCTCGATGCTCCGGATGGAGGCTTCCAGTTCGGCGGTGGATTCGTCCTGCAGATTCTCGGCAGAGGTCTGGGCGATTTTTACGTCGGCCTGCATCGTGGTCAGCCGCTGCTTTTCCGTGCTCAACTGAAATTCAAGGTCTGCAACCACTTTTTTCTGCCGTTCAAGCAAATCTGTGAGCTGAACTAATTGATTGCGCTTGCGCTGGTTCTCGCCGTTGCGGGCCAGGATCTCCTGCTGCTGACGGATGAGGTCGGAGGCGCTGACCGGTTCTTCCGGGGCATCGGGGTAGAAAATCAGCTCCTCGGCAAAGTGCTTTTTCTGCTGGGCCAGCTGGCCGGTGAAGGTGCGCTTGTCGTACAGAGACTTGATCTCCAGATCCCGGACGTGCAGCTCGGTGCCGATGCCGATGATGCGGAGCAGGATGTCCGCTTTCTCCTTGTCGGATGCTTCCATGAAGCGGGGCAGGTCAAGGGCCAGCGGCTCGATAAAGGCATTGAGCAGCTGCTGTCCGCTGCGCCGCCCGGTGGGGTCGGTAACGGTCAGGGTGCTGTTTTTGCCCTTGCGCTCCACCACCACGCCGTTGGAAAGGGTGACCTTGAGATGGGCGGGAGCCACGGCCCCGTCCCGCTGTGCGGCATTGGGGCGGAAGCGGTCGCCGCCCAGCGCCCAGGCAAGGGCATCCAGCACGCTGGTCTTGCCCTGATTGTTGTTGCCGCCCACGAGGGTGAGCCCAGTGGGGGCGGGGGTGAGCGCAACTGCTTTGATGCGCTTGACGTTTTCGGCCTCAAGGGCCGTGATGGTTACAGACATCTGGATACCTCCCCTTGGATCTGTCCGAGTGTGTGAATGAGCATATTGGTCAGCTGCTCCCGCTGTTCAGGCGGAAGCCTGCGGAGGGACGGGACCACCATTTTGCCGATGTTCTGGAGAGAACGGTCGGCCAGCAGCACGTTGTCATAGGAGCTGTGGGCATCCTGTTCGCTGCCGGAAGAGGCCTGTTCCAGCTGTGCCCGCAGGTCGGCGGTCATCTCGGCGGCCATTTCCCTGGCCTGACGCTCCACCTCTTCCTTGTCCACCACCGCGGTGATGGGCTGCTTCTTGAGTGCATCATTCTCGGCCTTGAGCTTGTCGCCCCGGAGCTTGGCCGCTTCGGCCATCTGCCGGGAACCCTCCAGCTGCTTCTCGGCCTCCTGCGCCCGGGTTTCGGCCCTGTCGCGCTCGGCTTCGGCCTTCTGGCGCTGGAGGTTGGCCGCAATGCGGCTTTCGTACATTTCGTTATAGCTCCGTTCTGCTTTTTCTTTCTCGGCTTTCAGCCGAGCATTTTCCTCGTCCAGCCCCTGCACATCCGCAAGGGCGGCATCCAAGTCGTTTTTGGCAGTCTGGGCTTCATCCTGCGCCTTACTTACCATGTTCCACGCCTCTTCCTCCCGGGCTTCGGCAGCAGAGGCACGGTCCTTCTCGGCCTTGATCTGGGCCATGGCTTCCTGATACTGCTTGTTGGTGGTGATATCACCATTCTTGACCTGCTCCACCAGCTCTGCCGGGGCGTTGGGCTTTGCCACGGCGTACAGCAGGGTGGGCGGCAGGGCTTCCAGAATGGCCCGCTGGCGGGGGCTGCTGCCGTCCATCAGGGCAGAGACTTGCAGCAGGTTGTAGGCGGTTGACTTTGTGATGCCGATAGAGCAGCACCATGCCCGAAAAGAATCATCCCCGCGATTGCCATGCTTTGAGTTGTCCAATTGTTGGACAACTCCGCACAGCGCATCATGGGCGGCGGCAATGGCATTGCCCATGTGCACAAGGCCACGCTCGGCCATCTGCTTGCCGTGGCGGTATTCGTCCTCGGCAAAGTGCAGGTCCTCCACGGTCTGGTCGGTCAGGCCGGAATAATCAAACGCCGGGCGCATCGCATCCGGCACGGTGGTCAGGGGCTTGTCCTGCATGGCACCAGCTGTTGATACAGAAGAACCGCCCGCCGATGCGGCAGGGGCCGATTCGCAGTTCTGCAGGGATGTCGCGGGGGTCGATGCGCTTACATCCGCCCCGCTCTCCGAGATGGTCGGCGTTGCCGCTGTGGCAGTCGGAACAGCATTCTCTGCCGTAGTCACAGCAGCATCCGCAGTCGGGGCAGTTGTACATATAGATTCCTCCTCTACCGGGTCGATGGGCGCGTTCTTGCAGGGCTTGGCATTTTCTAATGCGTCCAGCATTGCGATATCAATTTCGTACTCATCCAGCGGAGCGAACTCCGCGCCATTGGTCAGAAACGCCTGTGGGGTCAGATTCTTGTCTGCCGCTCTGGCCAGCTCAAATCTATGCGTCATGATGCGGCTTTCTTTCCAAATGCTGCCGTTCCAGTACCAGAACCGTCCACGGTAACAGGCATAAACCGTCTTGTTGGAAAGTTTGGAACTGATGGTGTAGTCCGTCATACCCGCACCTCCGTGTCCTTCAGGCGGTCCAGCATCTCGGTCTGCACATCCTTGTTCATGGGCTGGATGTTGTTGCCCTTCCAGCCGTAGCAGAGGATAGGCCCGTAAAGCTGGCGGCCCCGGTACTTCCGGTTGAGCAGGCTGGCGGGCTGGATGGGGCCATCGTACCGGCCCACGAACAGCACCGCCGGGGTGCGGGGCAGCACGATCATCTCGCAGGGAGTGCCCAGCCGGTTCTCAATGGCCCACAGGCTGTCGGGCAGGGATGCGATCACAGGTGCCTTGCCCGGCTCTGCTAAAATACCTTTCATTTGTAAAATCCTTCCTGATATGATATCATCAAAGGTGATGGGGCTTGTGAATTCCATCACCCTTTGGGCTCGTCCGTGTTACCAGCACGGGCGGGCTCATTTTTGTTGATGTCCTCGGCATCCTCTTCTGCGTTTCCGAGTACAAAGCTTTCGATAAGCGGTAACCAGTCCGGCGTTAACTCGGAGATGTACCTTTTGGCATAATAGTAATAGATTGCATTGCTGACCTGCAGAGAGCCGGTGGCCCGCTGGTCCTTGACCATGTGATTTGCCTGATTGCGGCTCAGGCCCATGCCCATCAGGAGCTTCTTCAGACGTTTCGTTTTCATGCGCCCCTCCGGTTCTGCCGGTAGTCCGGCTCTTCGGTGCGGGCGTGGGTACGGTCAACGCGGCCATAGCGGCGGGCGTTCTGTTCACGATCCTGGGCGGCAAAGCCCAACCGCAGGAACGCGACCGCTGCCAGAACCAGGCACAGGGCCGTGACGAACTGGCTGTCAGAGATGGAGCTGCCCAGCTGTGCACCGCCCTCGATGCCCATGCCGTACAGCAGACTTACGGCACCGCTGGCAGCAGCCAGCCAGTACCAGACGCGGGATTTGATCTTCATGCGGTCTTTTCCTCCTTTGCAATTGCCGGGAAGAAATACGCCCCGATCTGCTCCTGCGGAATGTGTAGCACCTTGCAGATTTTAACGATCTCGCAGGCCTTCCAGCGCCCCTTGTCCTCCGGGGCATTGAGGCGGCCCTTGAGGGTGTCCAGTGGGATGTCGGACAGCTCGCTGAGCTCTTTTTGCAGCAGCCCCTGATCTTCGTACAGGCGGCGGAGCTTCAGAAACGGTTTCTTTGCCATAGGTCAAACCTCCTTGTTGTCAGATGCTGCGCTGGAGCAGATAATCAATGGAGCAGTCGAACATTTCTGCCATTTTTTCCAGCTTGGATTGGGGGATGTTGCCGTGAACCATCCAGTTGTAAACGGTCTTGCGGGTGACACCCAACGCCTTTGCAAACTCCTCAATAGTCAGTTTGCGACGGCTTCGTTCTGCGTTGATGTTCGGATAGAGCAATTCAAAGAACTCCTTTCGTGTAACTTGTTACTCGCTTTGAGTAACTGCAATTATGATATACCCGAAACGAGTAATTGTAAAGTAAAATAATACCCAAATTGAACAGTAATTTTTTGTGAATACTGCCCAATTCGGGTATTTTGGTTGACTATTTACTCAAAACGTGTAATATAATATACATAGGGAAGAAGGAGGTAACGATTATGAACCGAATCCCTGAACTCCGAAAAGAACGCGGCATCAGCATGAAGCAGGCAGCAGAACAGCTCGGGATGCCTTACACGACGTATGTCAACTACGAGAAAGGTGTCCGGCAACCGAATTCCGAGACATTGATCGATCTGGCCAATTTTTATAATACGTCCATTGACTATATGCTAGGGAAGAGCAACAATCGCATTGATGAACATACCTTGGATGTGGTGAATGAAATTGACCAGGACATTCTGGAAAAGGCAGGAAACGTCAAAGAAGCACTACGGCTGCAGGCCAAAAGGGATGCAGAGACGATTCCTCCCGGCTTCCAGCCCATGCCGGAGATGGACATGGTCCCATTGGTGGGCCGGATCGCCTGCGGTACGCCGATCACGGCGGAACAGAACGTGGAGCGCATAGTCTGTGTGCCGTCCAAGTGGCGTTCCACCTTTACACTGACCTGCAAGGGCGACAGCATGGAGCCCCGGATACACGATGGTGATCTGGTGGCCATCCGGAAGCAGCCGGAGGTGGAAAACGGCGAGATCGCTGCTGTGCGCATTGGAGAAGAGGCAACCCTGAAACATGTCTATCTGCACGAGAATTTCATTGAACTGAGGCCGGAGAATCCGGCTTTCAACAGCATCATCCTCAGCCGGGAGGACATGAATAACGTTGTAATCGAAGGCAAGGCCGTCGGGCTTTGCCGGGATATATAAAAACAGGAGGAAGAATCATGGCAAAGTCACCTTATGCCCGGAAGGAATGGCTCCGCAAACATAGCACAAGCAAAGAGATGCGGTGGCTGAACAATGGCATTGATGCGGCAGTCAAAGGCATAGGTTCTGGCCGAAAGTCGATACAGGCTCCCAGAAGTACACAGGAAGACTGGAGTAGAACCGCATTATCCAAAGGTCAGCTGCGCGCTGCAATCATAATCGGTGCGATCCTGCCGCTTTTTGGTATTGCAGGATTGGAAGGCCAAGAGCCTGGTGGAGCGTTTTTTCTGGCCGAGTTTCTTCTGTTTATGTTGCCGTTCTTTCTGGCTGTTCTGGTTTTTATGCTGTTTAATAAGTCTACACGCTCCGGAGAGCGCGGTGAATCTAAGGCGGAGTCCTCAGATTTAAAATTGTACGATGGTCCAGATCTTACAGATGAAGCGCAATACACCCCGAAGCCGGAATGGATGGGAGAAATGGTTCCCATCAACTCCCGTTCAGATGCCAGAATGCTGGCCCCTCAATTTTTGAAGCAGGCGCAGGAAAGCGCAAAAATCCTTCAGACAACTACGGAACCAGCTGTATTTTTTGAACGATACGATTTTTGTGTTGGACGTTTGCAACAACTGGAAGAGTGTAAACAGTACGGCGTGCCAGTGGGGACGACCGCAGACTTTGCAAAGTATCGGAGCCTTTCGTTCCGGGATGGAGCTGTAAGCGAGATTATCCATCGCGTTGCAGATAAGTACAGCGTAAAGATCGAGAGCTTGAAAACGGGAAAAGCCAAGAAGAACTGGGCAGAAAAGTATAGTAAGGCATTTGAGCCATATCTGCCGTACATGAGCAATGCTCAGCGGACTGAGTTTGTCGAGGTGAGCGAGGAACTTTCTTCACTGGCCGAGAAAGATAACATGGAATCCGAATAAAGCAAAAACTCCCCCGGTGCTGGAACACCGAAGGAGTTAAAAGAAGCGGCTCACCCAGAAGAGGGTATCGCACACTCGACACTGCGATTATACCTCTTTTGGGCGGGCTTGTCAAAGTGTACCCATGGAGGTGTATTTTTTATGGGACGAAGAACCAATACCGCCCAGTGGCTACCGAACCAGAAACGCTGGCAGATCAAGGTGCAGAAGGACGGCCAGCGCAGGACGTTCACCAGTGCAAAGCCCGGCCGCACCGGTCAGCGGGAAGCCAACCGGAAGGCAGACGCATGGCTGGATGACGGAATCTGCAATACCACAAAGCGCTGCTCTGAGGTGTGGGCTGAGTATCTAATCTCTGTCAAGGCTACGGCAGGCACCAGTTACATTGAGCAGGTGGAAAAGTTCGGGCAGAACTACATCCTGCCAGTGATCGGTACCCGGCAGATTGGCGACCTGAGCACAGGAATGCTGCAGGACGTACTGAACCGAGCGTATAAAGAGGGCTGTCTGAATCCGAACAGCAAGCGCCAGAGCCGGGGCAATCTTTCCCGTAAGACGCTGCAGGGCATCCGTGGCGTGGAGGTATCCTTTGTCAAGTGGGCACGCCAGCATAAGTACACGACCCTGCGGCCAGAGGATGAAAACCTGACCGTTCCGAAGGGCGCTCGCCAGAAGGGGCGGAAGATCCTGCAGCCGGACAGCCTGCGTGTGCTGCTCTCCACCGATACCCGTGTGGTTCGTGGAAAAGTGGAGCCGGACGAGAACGTGCACGCCTACCGTCTGGCCGTAATGACCGGCCTGCGCCCCGGAGAACTGCTGGGCCTGCGTGTAGGTGATCTGGACGGAGACCGGCTCCACATTGGCCGGGCCATCAACCGCCAGAACGAGGAGACCAGCGGCAAAAATGAGAATGCCATCCGGACGGTGGTACTGCACCCGCTGGCCGTGAACGAGATCCATGCCCAGCTCCGGCAGCGCACGATGGAAGAGGAGCGACCGCTGACGAATGACGATCCGCTGTTTCTGCTGTCCAACCAGCAGAGCCTGTATAACTATTGGAGGTTCTATCAGCGCTGCAACGGCATCGACCCACCCATCAGCCTGTACGAACTGCGGCATACCTTTGTCAGCATGGTTGCGGATGCGGTGTCACCCGCTCAGCTGCGCCGAATGGTCGGCCACAGCCGCAGCATGGATACCTTCGGCTGGTACGCACATGATGTCACAGGCCGTGATGTTGCCACTGCTCAGACCATCTCCGGAGTGCTGGCCGAGTACGCCCCGGACACCGAGGAATAACCCATTTTGCAACCCACTTTTAACGTTGTGTCCGGGCCGAAAAGTTCTCGTGTTCCATTTTGGGTGTTCGAAAATCCGCATGATTCCTAACTTTTTGAAATCCAAAGGCCTGGGTGGAACAAAGCCGTGGTTGTTCGAATCCACCCGCGCCCACCAAACAAGAAAAATCCGAACCTGTTTCCG